GAGCTCCGCCTGGGCGAAAAAAGCGGCTGCTTTACGTAGAATTTCATTGGCACGTTTTAATTCTTTAATTTCACGTTCCATTTGCTTCATTTTTTCTTGGTCAGATATCTGTTGTACTTTGGCAGGATTTAGTTGATCCAGATGCTTTAAATACCAAACACGCAATGTTTCAGGAGTACAACCGATTTTAGGAGCAATAGCTGTGATTGCTGCCCAAGTAGAAGGATAATCTTTTTCAGATTCAATTAGTAATTGAACCGCTCTTTCTCTAATTTCGGGGGTATAGTTTGGTTTTGTCATCGGGATAGTCTCTCAGAATATTGACTCTCCGACAAACCCGGTACGGTTCACCAAGTCTAAATGATGGTATAGGCGGTAAAGCATATGATGAAGAAAATGCCCGTATTGCTAAGTTAACCCCATTTGATCAAGCACTAACATTCTACTATGCCAAAGGCAAACGTTCTGAAAGTCGTGATAACCGCGAAGGTAAGGAATGGTATGCAACGCCTGAACCTCTAGGATTCAAAATGATTGAATGGGCAGGGGTACACACTGGTGATTCTGTGCTTGAGCCTAGTGCTGGTGATGGAGCTATTGGTCGTTTTGTTCCGCAGGATGTAGAGTTGACAATGATTGAACCGACTGAGTCTTTAGCTAGTCGTGCTCAAATGGCAAATACAGGTGCTAAAGTAATTGTTGATACATTCGAATCTTTAGAATCTTTGAATAAGTACCATGCGATTGTGATGAATCCGCCATTTGGTCATGCTGGCACTTTGGCAATTCAACATATCAAGAAGGCTTTTGGTCATCTTTATGATGGTGGTCGGATTGTGGCCTTGGTACCACGTGGTTCGATGGATTCTAAAGTGGACGAATTTATTGATAGTACACCTGGTGCAATTCTGACAGCTGAAATCTGGTTGCCTCAATCGACCTTTAAAAATGCTGGTACCGCCGTTTCAACTCGTATTATCATTATTGAAAAACATGCAGACTCTAATGATGTTCCAGCAACACGAGAATTAGACTTTACGCACCTTACAAGTGTAGAGGATCTATTTTCAGAAATTCGCGATATCGCAATGCCACCTAGGAAACTACGCATTGACGAGCAGCTAGCTAAGTATGAACTTTATGTTAGAACTGAACGTAGCAAGTACGTTTTCAATGGCGATGGCGTTGATAAACCTCAGATCAAGAATATCATGCTGAAATTCTGGGGTTCAGAAGTAAATGAGTTTGATGAGATTGTTATGCCATATAACAAATCTGCTGAAATCATTAAGAAGATTGATGAGTTTGAGCAAGAGAATAATATTAATCTAGCTGCTTAACATAAGTAATAAAAATACGCTCTTGATGAGCGTATTTTTTATGAATTGTTGGATACAGCAAAATTAAATTTATAAATATTATGTCTTTGAATTTCTCTTTATTTGGGAATCATTGAACTTGCATATGAACTAATTAAACTTCGTGAAAGTAAAAATTTTTCTCCAACACTTTCAAGAAGATTACCATGATCATCTACACTAAAATGAGCAATATGAGGATCATTAAATAAAAAATCAGGGAATGGATATTTAGCATGAGGATTATGAAAAATATATAAACCATCAAAGATTGATTCTTTATATTCTTCTTTAGGAATCCCTTCGCGGATATCAGGAATTAATGTACTCTCACTTACGTCATCCCTAGTGTAAAGTGCATTAAAGAAAGTAGTTTTATTTGCTTCACTTACTTCAGCTAATGCTCGAACTTTCCCCCAAGTTGCATATGGGTTATAAATTACAGCACTAATATCTTCATACTCTGAAGTCTTAAAAAAACCTAGGGGAATTTCTGCACCATTATCTTTTTCAATAAAATCCATTCTTTCTCTTGGCAAGTAGTTGAGTTTATCTGAAATAGCCTTTTCCTCATTAAGATAAATTCCATATAGAACAGCAATTAAACCGCGATGACCTATAAAATGGGAATGAGGTCGATCAAAAGAATTAAGACCTAAAATAAAAGGCTTACCCATAACATGAGATAAATCTTTATATGATTTTTTAAACTTTTGATTTTTAGAGACAATTGAATTGGCTAATCTAATAATTGATTTTCTATTGAATTCTTTAAAGTTAATTTGAAAATCTAAATGTGCATCTGTAAAACCAAATGCTGGTAGGCCATCTTGTTCTGGGTTGGCAATTGTTGCTTCAATACAAAAAGGTGAATTATTTTTGTTACATACAAAGTCAGGCGCATGATGATTATAATCTATATCAATATTTTCAGATTTCAGGATTTTATTTAGATATAATTCCCAAAAAGAAGACTCAAAAGTAGTTTGGAATTCTTTTACAAATTTATTATCCCTATCAACAAATCCATTTGCCCAATCTAATAAAACATTCCTTTCAGCATACATTGCTTCATTTAATAACAATTTAAAAATTTTATGCTGTTTTTCGCTTTCAACAATAGGTGTAAATAAATCTAACATTTTTTATTTCTCAAAGAATATTTTTAAATAAAAATTTTAAATTTCATAATACTAAAAAATTATTAAAAATCAAATCTATATGAAAAACTGTAATTAGCGTATTTTCAAAACTTTTTTATCAGTTTTTAATGCTGGAACAAAGCTAATAAGTGTCCTTATTTTTTAATTAATAATAGCTTAATTTTTATAAATTAGTACTTAAACATGTCCAAAGCTTTAGCTTATGCACCAGCTGTAAATACAGCAAAAACTAATTTACCAAGTAATGAATCAGATCCATTCTATGGTTCTATTTCAAAGCACAAATACGCAGAGTTTTCTCTATGTGACAAAGAGGGGAATCCTATTGCTGGCTCGCCAGTGATTAGAGCCTTATTAACGGACGGTGATAAAAGCATTGAGAGCCAATGGCAAACTCCATTTGAGAATAGTAATCCTGAGCTAAAAATGCCTATGCTCATGGCAGGCTTACAATCAGGTCAGCTATCACAAGTCGCTGAACAGATGCAAAGTAATCCTATAGCTCAAGTTTTATCAAAACTTGGGGTTCAAGATGCTATGCAGAGCGTTGAAGGGCGTACCAATCTAACTAAAGTGAATACAACTCAAGTATTCCTATCTACTTCTTCAGTACGGCTCAACCTTTCTATTTTCTTCCTTGCCTTTAGTGATGCGAAAACAGAAGTTGAAGACAGGATCATGCAATTAGAGGCTTGGAGTCTTCCAGTTTCTTTATCTTCTGATTCTACACTTCAGAATGTGGTTAATGACTCAAACTCAACTTTAGAAGGGTTGTTTTCAGGTGTAATCCCACCCTTTGTGTCTCTGACAACTCACGGCAAAACTTATAAACCTTTCATTATTGAAAGTGTTTCTGCACCAATTGTTGCGCCAATTGATGAGAAAGGTAACCGGTTAAGTTTGGCCGTGAATATAAGTTTGATGAGTCGAACTGCATGGGATTCAAAAGACATTTATTCATTGTATGGAGGCAACTAATGATTACTTTTGATCCAGTGTATGTAGGCGATAATACTTTTCAAATGCAAGAATTGAGTTTTGAGCAGTGTCTTAAAATTTCAATCATTGCGCCGAATTTAAATGAAAAAAGACTTACAGCTTTTCTTAAATCAGCTTTAGATAGTGTGTTTGATCCTTTGGTTTTAACTATTCAAGAACGATATTTACTGCTGCTGAAGTATCTTGAAAAACAAAGTAATACTATGTTGGAGGTGAACACAGACTGGTCTAAAGTTTTCCTTCAATCAGAAAATAATTGGAAAACTGAAACTACTCAAAATGGAATTACGGTTAGACAGCTTATTGGAATGGAAGCGGAGTTCTTAGAGGCAAATTGTAAGAATGTCGCTGAATGGATTGCCTGCATGATGGCTTTTCAGTTGAGTTATTCTAATCATGAGCACTTAGCTTTATTACCGGATAGAACAAATCCTAAATTATTTGAAGAACGATTTAAGCAGCGGCTAGATTTTATTAAGAAAATGCCAGCTAGTGATTTTGATTTGTGCTATCAAGACTTTAATAATTTAAACAATGAGTTATTTACTCATTTACGGTTAAGCGTTGATAACCACGGTATTTTAGTGGAAAGAGGTGCAGATGACGCGCCTGCACGATTTCGCACCGCTTCCATCTTTACAGGAATCATCAAAGAGTTGGACCGATCTTTTGCTTGAGACAGCAAGTAGTATTTCTGAAAACTGCCCAATGCCTTTATCGGATGCATTAAAAATGCCTTTGAGTTTTGAAAGTACTTACTTCAATTCATCAGCATGGGAAAACCGCAAGAAGTATTTAGAAAATGAAATTGAACGTCATAACGTATTCTTAAAATTAGGTCAAGAAGTCATTAAGGGATTAAATGCCCTAGCAAGTAGAGGCCGATAGTTTTCATGTAGAAAAGTCTGATTAATTTAGACTTTTTTCGTGCTTTGTATTTGGAACCATACTCTATTTAGAACAATAACACTTGCAAAAATAGCTCCAAATGAAACGTGGGGAATAGGTCATGTCTGATCATCAGGCAATTGAAGTCACAGTCACAACTTTTGCTAATAAAACTACCTTCTGGAGTGGTTTAGCAAGCGCATTTGGTTCTTTAACTTCAATTAATTGGTTGAGCTATACAGGTGCAATAGTGGCTGTTGTTGGCCTATTCATAAGTTTCATTTTTCAGTGGAGACGTGACCGCAGAGAACGTAAAGAAAGTGAATTACGTGAAAAAGAAAGCGAATTACGAATCAAAGCTTTAGAAGCTCTAGAGCAAGATAATTTACGAAAGAGGAAAGATGAATGAAGTTAATTGAAAACAATGCTTGGCAGTATCTATCTGTTAAGTTACCCGCCGTAGGTGCATTCATCATGCTAATTTTATTGCCAGCACTACAATGGGGTGTTGATTATGAAGTTATTCCTGAAAAATATCATGCATTTGTTACTGGTACTTTGATGCTTGTTCTGTCATGGATTGGAAAGAAAATTTCTCAACCACGACTTAATGGCCCGCAATTAACAGGCCAGTTAGTAGGGATCAATTCTTTATTGAATATCCCAACACCAACAAAGCCTGATGAATTAGCTTGGATTGCAGAAGCAAAAAAGCATCTTGGCCTTCAAGAAATACCTGGTAAACAGCATAACCCAACTATTTTAAAATGGCTCTCGGAGCTAAAGGCTTGGTGGGCTGACGATGAAACGGCTTGGTGTGGGACCTTCGTTGCACATTGCTTGAAATCAGCTGGAATTGCTTATCCTAAGCATTGGTACCGTGCATTGGATTATGTGAATTATGGTACAAAATTAGCTAAACCCGCTTACGGTTGTGTAGCTATTAAAACTCGAAAGGGTGGTGGGCATGTTTGTTTTGTAGTTGGCCGTGACAAAAAGTCTGGAAAGTTAGTATGCCTTGGAGGCAATCAGTCTAATAAAGTTTGTTATGCACTTTATAATGACTCTGACTTTCAAGAATTCAGATGGTATGGTCGTACAACTCAACCAGCTAGCAAACGTTACAACTTACCGCAATTAAGTGGCGTGACAGCAATTAGAGTTACTGAAGCATAATGAAGTTACTATTACTAAGCTTTCTTTTATGTGGCTGTACGGCACATACAATCAATAGCAATGTAAACGTATCTATTTGCGTTAAAGCACTTTAAAAAAAGCCCTGAATATTCAGGGCTTTTTAATTAATTATTTATTTCTGCATCGTAGACAGTTTGTAAAGAGGCTTTTAGAGCTTCATCATTTGTACTATCAATGAATTTCCTCATTTTCTCTTTGTATTCAAGGTGCCCAGCTTTATACTTTACAAGTAAGTATGAAAATTCAGCTTGCTTATAATTTGGGTCCTTCTTATTTTCTGGTTTGTTCAGCTCTACTTTTAGAACCTCTGCCACATAGTCATAGCACCTATTAATCGAAGTGGCTTCTTTCCCTTGTAGTGAAAGTAACTGACATCTAAATGTAAGTCGTGCTGTGTCATTTGGTTTCTGTGCAAGCTGCTTATCATTTAAAGCATGCGCTTTATCATAGTCATTCAAAATCATATATATATTCATTTGAAGAAGCTCACGTTTTCGCTTATCCGTGATTTTATCGACCTCCGTCTAGGAAGAGCCCTTTGGAAAAAGTGGTCTGGTTATCATCGGCGAAGTTTGGTCGAAACCAAGATGCATTGCATCAAATTATTAGGCGATAAACTCTACTCAAGGAATTTTGACAGCCAAGTGAATGAGATCCATGCACGTGTAGCCGTATTAAATAAATTTACAGAATTAGGCAGACCTCATACCCAAGTTGTAACCTAAATTTTAGCAACTTATGAAAACTTTACCTTCAAAGGCTTTATGCAACAAAGCCTATATTTGGGTAAAAGTAATAAAAAAAATCCTCAATTGAGGATTTTTAAAGCTTAGTATTTATAAAAATACTATTTTACTTTTAAATTAATATATTGAGACATTTCAGAAGTTACTATATCAAGTATTTCTTTATTAAATAGTTTTTCGGAATTCTTTAGATGATTTGTCATTGCATTTAATTCAAAAGCTGATTTTGATTGTGATAGGTCTCTTAGCATTCCTCCAATACATCCTCTGTAATGTCGGATTCGATCTAAATCTAGATTAAGATCGGAGTCGAAGGTCTTTTCATAAATCTTTAAATCGATCAGAAATTGTTTATAGAGCTCTTCGCATTCATTGCGAAATATACTTCTTCTTTCTTCACATTCGTTAGGTATTTTTTCTGCCTGATCGATTAAATTTTTACTAATCTCTGGGAAGTTTTTTGAGTTCCATAAATGTTTTTGTGTCATTACATACTTATGATAATAATCAAGATAACTTACAAGTTTATATAAAGATGTTTGTGTATTTCTAGCAAGTTCAGATCTATTTAAGCCTGTTTGAGAATCTCTCCAATCATTAAATAAACTAGCTGCAATTATTGCTGCCCCAATAGTAGCTAAAGCTGAAAGTATGCTTACCATTAGGGACCAAGCTTCTTTTAATGGGTTATCAATTTGATTGTAGGAATATAACCAAAGAGTGAAAAAGAAAAATATGATACAAATGGAAGTAATCCAACCAATAGTATCTATTAATAAAACTTTAATTTTTTGATTCATAACTTTGAGTATTTCTGAGGTTAGCTTATTTTAGATAATCATAAATATTAATCTAGTCGAATAAATGGAAATTTCATTTAAGTTTTTGATAGAAAAATGAGCAAAAAATTGCTCAAAATTGATAAAATCCTTCGAAAGTGAGCAAAAAATTGCTCATTTAGTTATTAAAGGTAGTTCATCCCATTTAAATGGATTCTTAGTTAATTTGTCTCGTGACATTGACCAGTTGCGACCTGGTACATAACACGAACTTATACCGAGTTTTTTCTTTCCGAATTTTGTGTGTACGTTCTCTAGTGTTTTCATCAATTGTTCTTTCTTTTCTATAGCTTCGAAATCTGTGAGCAGGTCATAAGTGTGACCTGTTTTGGGTTCTAGCCCAGTTAGTATCACACCGCACTTCTTATACTTAATACCTTCTTTAAAAATGTGAGATAGCATTTTTGTTGCAGCTTTTACGAAATCTAACGCACAATCTGTTGGTTGTGAAAATGAGCCGGTTATTGACTTGTTATAAAACGGTACATTTTCATCAAAAGGACTTGATTGAACAAAAACAATAAGACAGCCGCATAATGATTCATCATCTCTCAATCTCTTACATGCTTCTTGTGCATGCATGGCTATTGCTTCTTGTAGGTCAATAAGTTCGGTAACTTTCGCACCAAAAGAACATGACTTAATAATTTGCTTTTTAGATGGCGGAGTGTCTTCAATTTCTAGGCAAGAGATGCCTTGTAGCTCGTTAATAGTACGAGCCATAACAATAGAAAAGCGTTTTTGCATTTCACGTGGTTCAGCACAAGCTAGATCAAGCACTGTATTAATTCCCATGCTTTGCAACTTTTTTGCATGTTTACGGCCGACCCCCCAGACTTCACTCACATCTATTTGAGCAAAGTAATATTCTTTATTGCACGGATCCATGTTTACGAGATCGCAAACGCCGTTAAAGCCTTGATTTTTCTTAGCTATATGATTGGATATCTTTGCCTCCGTCTTGCTGCGACCAATACCTACGCACACGGGCAAACCAATCCATTTCCATATTTTTAGGCGCATATCCTGAGCGACCTTTTCTAGGTCAAAATTTTTTTCATAAGCTGAAAAATCAACAAAACACTCATCTATTGAATATTTCTCAACTTCTTCATCAGTTACATACGATGCAAGAATCTTATGAAATCTGCGCGACATTTCAGCGTAAAGTTCATAATTGCTAGAGAGAACAATAACATTGTGTTTTTTTACTATGTCTCTGATCTGGAATAATGGCACCCCCATTTTTATATTTAAATTTTTTGCTTCATTGCTGCGCGCAACGGCACATCCATCGTTATTTGACAAAACGATGACTGGTTTATTGTTTAAACTTGGATTAAAGACTCGTTCACATGAGACGTACATGTTATTTACATCTATGAGAAAAAAGACTTTATCTTCATGTCTCATGATTTTTTTCTTGTATTTTTTAGAATATAAGTAACTACACCCCAAATTATTAGTTCTTGCCCGTCATGAAGATGAATATCATCATAATCTGGGTTTTCAGCTTTTAACCAACGCTCATTTTCATCAATCATTAAGCGTTTAACAGTAAAATCATTATCTATAAGTGCAACAACAATATCGTTGTGTTTAGCATCAAGACTACGATCAACAATCAACTCATCATCAATATCAATGCCAGCGTTAAGCATCGAAAGTGATGCCACTCTAACAATAAATGTTGCTTCTTCATTTTTAATTAGGTGCTCATTCATGTCGAGAGTTCGATCAACATAATCTTGAGCAGGAGAGGGAAAACCAGCTGAAACTTTTTCTATAGCTAAAGGTATTGAAAAAAAAGTAGTAGGTGAAACTAATTTTATGGATTCAACCTCACTCAATACCTTGCCAGCATTGAGATGTGGTTTAATTTCGATAATGGAATTGGGGATAATGCTCATAGTTACTCCTTGATTTCGTTACATAATCAAGATGATATGCTAGAGCTTGGTTTAAATTCAAATTAAAAAAATTGTGCATAAATAATGACTAGTCATTACTTGTCGCGTTAGTTAGTGCATTTGGTCGGAAATTCAACGGTGCTAATTTGCACTTTTTTTTGGTTTTGGGAAGTAGTCTGCAGTAAATTCACCTAAGGGCATTTCAAAGAAAAATTGATCTGCATCTTCTTTTTTGCAATTCAGCCAATCTTCTCGATACTCGTCAGGAATAACGATAATAGACCGCTTTTCATCTTCTGGCTTATGAAACTGTGACATAAAAGGGTGATTATCTGCATTAATAGTTAGCATTGACATTGATCTTACTTGCTGCCCATCAATCACAGTCGAATCATAAATAGCAGCTACTGTAAAAGGTAAGCCATCCTCTCGATAAATTCCCCATCTTTCCGCTTTACCATTCACATATCTCGGTTCATAGATCTTTTCGACTGGAATTAGTGCAAACTTACTTTTAGCCCACGCATGTCGAAAGCTAGGCTTTTTATCTACCGTCTCAGTGCGGGCATTGTATGTGTACTTTGAAAATTTTAAATCATGGTTCCAAGGTGGGATCATGCCGAACTTTACTTGCCGCCATTCAATGTGGCCATCATTCGAAAATATAAGAGGGCAGTCGTAACCCGGATAAACATCATTCTTATAGTCGAAGGTAGGTTCTAAGAGATCCAATAGATGTACCCGGTCTTTTGAAATTGGCTCATAATTAGCGCACATGATTATTTCCTTATTATTTAGTTTTAGAATGACAATTTTAGAGAAAAGGTTTTATATAATTATGTATCGAGTTTTCAATAGAAAATTACACTGAATATTTTTTGAATAAGATATTAATATAATTTGCCTTTTGGGAAGAAATGTTAAAATGAATTTATTGGAAGTTATAGCTAAAAATTGTGGATTGGCAGTGGTGGACTCCGTAACTTTAGGGCTAGGTTCAGCTGTAAAGAATTCCTTTTATGAAATTAAAGATCATGTAAGTCAATGTAATGATGCACTGTATCTAATGCAAATTAAAACATTTATTGAGACAATCGATTTAGATGAAGGGGAAGTGAAAGATTTTTTTAGCAAAAATCCAGATAACAATCGACTAGGAATTGAATTATTTAAAATTTTAGAAAGTACATACATAGAAAAGCAAGCAAATTTGTTAGCCATTAACTTTCAAAACTATTTACAGGGTAAGTATGATAAAAGCCAATTTAATAAGTATATAAATTTAATAAAAAAAATTGATGCACATATTTTTGAAGTAATTAATAATGACTTGCAGTATCCTGAAAGGCTCCGCGGACAATCCATACCTTGTGAAGGATTGCCAAAAGATGCCACTGATTACAACAAATATTGGGAATTTGAAAATCTTTTAGTTAGTGACTTCAAAGATTTAGAAGTTGTAGGATTAATTGAGGAAGAAATAGAGGAAACTTCGGTTACATACAGCTCAGTTGTAAGCCCTAAAATTAAGAGAAAGAGAACGCGTTTCTATCATAATTTTTATATTGACCTTTATAGTAAGCTAAAATAAAAGTGGGAAGAGCCTAGAATTTTTCAAAATGAGTTCAACTCCTATAGTCGGACTTGAACAAAAAAGAAACTGTTGTTAATCATACTTAATCAAAATTAAATGTTATACATGAGTTATACCAGCATGTTATATGCCGAAAAAGCAATTATAAAATCAATTATTTAGGATTTTTGTTCAACTCCCGCCATCCCACCAAGATTCGTGAAAAGCCCTGAAACGAAAGTTTCGGGGTTTTTTCTTTTTAAGATTTAAATAATTCAAGTTATAAGCAATATAAGAAGATAATTTTTAACTTCTCCTAAAACTAGGAAAAGGTTTTGTGTAAAAAATAGAGCAAAATCAAAAACTATTATTTTTAGAAAAGATCTATAGAAGTTAGAATAGTGCAGTACTTTAAAAAGCTAACGAAATAAAAATTATATAAATATCTTGTAATATCTAAAATTCCTAGGCAAAAATGATTAAATTAGGTCATATCAATATGAAATTAACTTTATTAAAAAAATCCCTTACTTCATTTCTTTTAATCAGCATGTCAATGTTTAGTGCTAATAGCTTTGGCTACACTCCCAAAGATTTACAAGGTATATGGGCAATGCATCCGCTTAATAATGGAATTGCCAACTTAGTTGAGTTTTCAGGAAATACAGCTACTTTACATCCTGTGCAATGTGATTTTGAAACGGGTCTTTATACTGTAGATAGTATTGAAAAATCGAACTTTAAAATTAATAAGCAAAATCAAATTGAGTTGTATAATGAACAGGGGGAGTTCGAGCAAGCATTAAGAATTATAAGTATCACCGATAATCAACTAGTTTTAGAAGAAGCTGCTAGTGACACGATAATGCTGAAATTTCACTATAACAAAATTAACAAGCTAAACCCAAATTGTATTAAATATAAAAAATAATATTTTCAAAAGCTTAGTTTTAATATGGCTGAAATTAAATATCATTTCAGCTATATAACCAACTTGAATTTAATTGGTAAAGAAGTATTTAAATTTTCATTTTATTAAGCTTGAATGAGTCAGAAAGAGAAGCTGCTAATATTTTTAAGTGGAATGATCCTATTACTGAAATTAAAGAAGTCTCAATAAAAAGATTTGATGGCGCCTTATTTAAAAAAATATCCATCAATGGACTATTTTATATAATCCAACAGTTGAATCATCAGGAAGAATTTTATTTACAAAAGCTCATGAGTTAGGTCATTACATACTTCACAGAACAATACAGGATGAGTTCTTATGTGGTGCCGAAGACTTGCAAACTTATGATATTGCTTCTATTGAAACAGAAGCTAATAAATTTTCATCTTATTTGCTTATGCCAATAGATGATTTTAGAAGACAAATCGATCAAACACAGTTAATCCAATCCTTATCTTTATGTGCATTAAGATATGGGGTTTCTTTAACAGCTGCAATATTAAAGTGGTTAGAATTTACAGAAGAAAGCGTAATTCTAATTAATTCTAGAGATGGTTTTATGAATTGGGCTGTTTCGAGCCGGTCAGCAAAAAATAACGGAGCTTTTTTTAAAACAAAAAAGAATATTATTGAGATACCTGAGCAATCATTAGCTAGTAATAATTTAGTTTTAGAAGAAAAAAATGGTGAAAAGGTACAAGCTAATATTTGGTTTCCATATGCTCATAAAGATGCTTCGGTTATAGAGTATAAAATTACATCAGAAAGATTTGACCATATATTAACTTTAATTTTATTGCCTAGAAATTTAAAGGTATGGAAGCCCAAAGATTTAAATTAAGTTTGATAAGTAGATTTAAAAAATATAATTGTATTATTACTGATAGATGAATAATTAAATTCATTTCCCCCAAGGCCCCCGTGCCACAATAGAACTTTAATTTTTTGCGCTGATTTAAAGTTATCCACCATTGCGACACAGGGATAAGGGAGCTAAGCCAAATGCTTAGCCCATATCGTTTTTATCGCACCGCCGCATCACACTAAAAAAAGTAGGGGCAAAGTCCTGTGGGAGAGCAGGACTTTGCAAACTGACATGTTCTAACCGTTGCATGAGCTGAGGCGAATAAACTTGTTCGAGCCGCTGGTAAATACAGTCGCAACTGGCTTGGGTATGCCCACCAGACAGGCAAATTTTTTCAAACTCCTGCTGCGTGCGGAGGTCACAACCCGAAACGCTGTAATCGCCGACAACGAGGCCTAAAACTAAAATAGTTTTATAAAATTTCATATTATTCTCGTGATGATTTGGGGATATCTCAATGAGAAAAAATAAACCGCTATATTTTAAGTTTTAAAATCATTTTTAAAGGCAATAGTTAACCTGCCTATAAAAGCAATAAAATAAAATGACTTAAATTTTAAAATAAAAATAATTTATAAATTTGAAAATTTAGATAATAGAAAACCCAAATTTTAAATAAATAAAAAGTTTATAAGAGAGAGGGGATAAGTATATATAGTGGCATGGTCAACTCCTAGAATTTATGGAGCTCTACCACCAAAAATCACCGTCAATTGATTAGGGTGGTAGAACGAAAGAGGGTTGACAGACCGGACATACAGAACCAGCACACCCGAAGGTGTCCCCCTTCCGCCCTACCGCAACGTGAGGGGGACGGTGGTTTTTACACACAGATCTCCCCCTCAGAAGGAGCAAATCTGATGCGCTGTATGTATAGCGGTCTGTCAAAACCGACTGGCAATGTAGGCCAGCGGGACCATAATAATCATAAGTTTTTAACAGGTCAATTCAATTTAAATAAAATATTATAAAAATTTTAAATATAAATTTATATTTTAATTAAACTCAAAAGTTAATATCTCTAAAGCTATAAATTAATAAAAATAATAAAGCTAAACGGCTTTGTTGCACAAACCTATCTCTAAAGGCTTATTCCACAATATAATTTTCAAATGAATAAGTCGACACCAAAAATTTATCGCACAACCAATTGGTCTTCATATAACCGAGCTCTCATTAATCGTGGAAATATTGCCATTTGGTTTGATCCTGCTACGCAATGGTATGCCCCATCAAAAGGCAAACAAGGACGAAATCAAACTTCCTCCGACGCAGCTATCCAATGCTGCCTAATGATTAAATCTCTCTTTCGATTATCTTTACGCATGGTCACTGGCTTTGTTCAAAGTCTCATCCATCTTTGTGGGTTAAATTGGATAGCGCCAGACTAC